AGTCCAAGTCAAATCAGGGTTACAAATAATGTCGTCGTCAATTAACAAAGCCAATTTCCATGGTACGTGCTCATCCATTGTTGTTTTCCTGTTGTTTAAGCCATTTTTCTACTTCCGAAATTCTAAAACGATAATCCCTTCCTACTTTTAAGTAAGGTATGCCTTGCTTCAAACACTTGCGCATAAACCAATCCGAGAATGCAAAATGGTTGCATAACTCTTTTGGCGTCACATATTTTTCATCTTTTTGATCGTTCATAGCATCTTTTTCCACTTGCCGATTCTCTTATAGCGTACTATGGTCACTTACGGTAAGCAACTTTTTAAGGAGACAACATGGCAAAACCAGCACAATCATGGCGAATGAAGGGAATAGACATAGCAGCGTGGCAAAACGAGCGAGGCTATAGCTACACGTTTCGCAAAACCTACAAAGACAAGACAAGCGGCGAGTACAAGGAAAGTAAGTACTGGTATCCGGACGATCTTACGGTTCTTAGTGAGCTACTTAGCCAGGTCGACAAATGGCGTGACGCTAGAAACCTAGACCGACAAATCCACGAGGCAGAAGGTCTCGCAAGCGGTCAAGGTAAGCCAGGGCCTATAGCAAAGCATGAAGAGTACGACGATATCCCTTTTTAAGCTGCGAGGACGGTCATGGACGCAATCGGACGATTAGATCATGGGGAAGCCTTTAACGCCGCTGTAGCGGGTCTACAGAGACAATTTAGGGCCATTGAAAGAGGCGCAAAAGACAACAACGGGAACATAACTGTTGATACATTTACGCATCACATTCATGGCGCTATAGCGGAGGCATTTGTAGGCAAAACTCTTGGTCTGTACTGCAACGTGGCCAGTCTTAATCGAGCTGTGGCCGATGTAGGGTCAAACATAGAGGTACGCAGCACCATTAAAACCGATGGACCGTTGATCATCAGGCCACGGGATTATGATGAGCGGCGGTATTATCTCGTAGTTGGTATGTACCCTGACCTAAAAATTGTTGGTTGGTTGACCGGTAAAGAAGCTAAATGCCCGGAGTATTGGGTAGACAAGGATCGTTCAGGTCAACCGATTAACAACCCTTACTGGCGTATACCTCAAGCTGTTTTAAACACCGATATTTTTGCGTATTAACTATGAAACTTTATTCGCTTTACAAAGTCACTGACGGCAAATGGGAAGTTGTTCTGCATATTCGTGAAAACGACGACTATAAATTTACCTACGAACCCAGGCCCGATATTCGAGCGCTGATTGACGAGCACTATCATGTAGAGCCACACGAAATGGCAAAGCTCTTAATTGAGCGTGTGCTACATTGTGATGCTGTTGAGGTACATACCTTGTCCGGTCAAGGGTTCTATATGGAGCGTCATGAGTCAGATTAAGACCGTGAAACAACTGTTCCAGGAGCAGTTCTGGCGCGAATTACAAGCAGCACACCAAGCGGCCGTTAAAACTCAATCGGCTAAAGTAGCATCAGATGCTAAACTTTTTGAGACTATACTTAAAAAGGAGCAATCATGCCGCTTACAAAAAAAGGTCTAAAGATTCGCGAGTCGATGGAAAAGTTCTACGGCAAAAAGGAAGGCGATTCTGTCTTTTATGCTACGGTAAACAAAGGCAAGATTAAGGGTGCCGAAAAGAAAAAGGCTAAAAAGTAATGGCTGGTGAATCAAATATTCGCAAAAGCCTCGAGCGCAACATGGCTCTAAATAAACCTTTTCGGACACCTGGCGAATCAAAGAAATCAGCAGTGTACGTTAAAAACGAAAACGGAAACGTTGTAAAAGTGCGTTTTGGCGATCCTGATATGAAGATACGCAAGAACGAACCAGCACGACGAAAAAGTTTTAGGGCTAGACACAATTGCGAAAACCCTGGACCAAAAACTAAGGCTCGCTATTGGTCGTGTAAAGCATGGTAAAAAATGAACGCAAACATCCCGCCACTCAAAATCCTCATACCAGCAAAGTTTTTGACTCAAGACGAAACGGTAACAGGATTTGAGAAAGGGTATGCATTTGCGATCATATCGCACAAAGGACGAGCGTTACAGTTCCACGTTCTGCTTGAGTCTGGCGCACACTTTAGGCACATCCCACTGCACTGGTTGTTACATGACGAGCCAACTGTTGCGGAAACTAACCTGGAGGACTTACAGCTTTGGGATTGTTTTAGTTTTAAGCCAATCGTAACGGTTTTTGATTTCTTGAAAGATTATCAGTGTGATGTGTTGCTTAAAAACAAATCTGTGGTGTCTGGTACATATTACTGTACGGTGGATTGGCTGGCTGATTGCGATACTACCGCAGGCTTCCTGCACCAACCCGACCAAAACAAATGTGGACATATCATTTTGCTTGATGACGGAAGAATCTGTTGCTTGCCGACCAATCGTGTCTGTTTCAAAGATGCGTTTTTTATTGGTAACGCACCCAACGCAGCCGACCGAAAATACAAAACAATAGACACAATATTTCAGGCCGAGAACAGCGATAGGTGGTCTGTAGCTAACACAGACGAAACCTTTTACAGATAGGCTAGTGGCACAATCCGTTGCATTATAGTCGCAATGGAGCCTACCAGAGACTTTACACCGCGACTGCCCCACATTCCCGAAACACCAATAAAGTTTGCTTCAAAATCAGAATACGCTTGTGGGATGCTGCTTGAACGCTACGTGCGAGGCTTTCAGTTACAAAACGGGACAACGTTTCAAATTGGTGTCGGGTATAACAAGACCATCGATTTTCTAGTTAATGGTGTTTTTGTCGAGTATCACCCTATCAACCTAAAGTTTGAGTTTGATAATTCGCTTGCTCTCCGCAAAGTCTTAGACGGTATCCGCAAGATTGACGCTCACTCGAAACAGCTCATTGTCGAAGGCATAAAAGACGAGCTTGCAGAAAAATATTACCGCAGACGCAAGTTTTTAGTTACACTGGCAGCGGGAAAAGATACTGAGCTGATTTGCGCTTACACTGACGAGCAGTTTTGCAAGAATGTAATCAGACGATTTGGAGACAACCCACCAAAAGTCCCAATACTACTAAGCCAGTTCCATAACTTGATACAAAGAGCATGACAAACGGTAAACAAAAAGGCAGCGCCGGAGAACGAGAATTGGCGTCAAAGCTACGTGAACACGGGTTCACTGCCAGGCGTACTCAACAATTCTGCGGCGCTGCTGGCGATTCTGACGTAGAGTGCACTGAGCTGCATCAGTTCCATATCGAATGCAAAAGAGTAGAAAAGCTGAATGTTGATAACGCAATGGATCAATCCCTAAGAGATTGTCACGACCGAATACCAACAGTAATGCACCGCAGAAATCACAAGCCTTGGTTAGTCACAATGTACCTAGAAGACTGGATCGCTTTGGTAAAAGATGCGAAGAGAACTAACACTTAACATGGAACAAGCAGAAATTTCTCAAGACTTTCCAGAGCGTACTCTGTGGCTGGCCGTAATCGAACGGGCACTAAAAGACTATTGCTTCTTTTTCGACCGATTAGAAGGATTACCTCAAGTTGGTATGCGAACTATATTACATGAACAAAAATGTGATCGTAAAAACGTGATGTATCACAAAACAATCGGAGACTTTTCTAGGCTACGATGGTTTCTGTTTGATCCATACCCATCACCGTTTAACCTCACCTATTTGGCTTGCGAGCTATACAATGATGAGAGCATTGCAGAAGCCATGCGAAAACAAGCCAAAGAACAATTCAAACTACAGCTTGATAAAGTCCGAGCACAAGGCAAGTTTGCCCTTATCGTCAAATACATTGAGGAAAACACTGGTGCAGATAAGGCAGTAGCGGCAGCGGAAGAAAGCAAACTCCGCAACAAGCGCTACCGCCTGAACACAGACGTTTAGCGTTTCTTCTTAGAATCAAATAAAGACCAAGCCTGAGATACGCCGTACAACACAACGCCACCCACAACTGGCTCAACAGCTTTAACGAGGTTGTGTGCGTCATCCTCTGCAACGCCTAAACCAAGAAGGCCACCAGCTGCTAGTGTGAGCAAGTGGCGGAGAATTGATCCAATAAAGAATGGCATAAGATTCCTTTTGTATAATCGTACATGCTTTTGTCGTACTTACAGTCACGTTTCCGAGGGTCAACAAACGAACCTCGAATACAGTTCATCCAATGTTCCCAATAAAAGGTTATGTCACAGTGTCGATAACGAGCGGCAAACTTGTCAACGTTAATATCTGTTCCGTCAACGCCGTCCAGGTCTACTATACATGGCGCAGCGATTTCAGGACTTGCTCCGTGTTTCTCACAGACATACCCTGGCAAACAGGCGGATCCGAAAGGATTATCCACAATGATACAGCTAGGCAACATAGCAGATACACGAGCGGCAAGATGTTTTCGAGCTTTTCCATTGAGATCACACTCTAAGCAGGGCGACACATAACACTGCATACTACCAGTCGCTCTTGTTAATCGATTTCTAAACCTTCGTACTACTCTGTCAAACTTATGCAAAAATTGACGGTTCTTTCTGATTACCTTTTTACTAGCAGAACTTGCCGTTTCGCCATGCAGCACCTCATACTTCCCGCACCTACCGTTACGCATACATGGCGAGTTAATTAAATGTACTCGTATGACCTTGGCTTTACGGCTCGCTAAAAGCTCGTCAGCGCATTTACATTTTGAGCCAAACGTTTGCTCAAGCCAGCCAGTAATAATGGTATCCTGCCCGCGCCAGGTGCGTTTAAGAGCCTTACAATCAGTTGTGGGATGACAAAGAGATAAGTAACTAGGTGCTTGAGCTTGTGCAGTAGCCATCAATGCTAACAACACAATCAAGAGTTTCATTTGTCTAAAACCTTATCAAGTTTCTTATCCATGCGGTCAATTTGATTCTTGATATGAGTAAGTTCCGCTTGGATAATCTGCACTTCCATCGTGACTCGGTACTTAGACTCTTCCAGCTCTTTCAAAGAGTTTTTCACACTGCGGTAATCCATGCCGACAATGGATATAACAATGCCGATCACTGCTTTCACAGCGATATCAAGCCACGTCTTTACTTGGGTAAAATCTTGCTCCGTCAATGCACCCGGCCTCCACCATAAGCATCAATCACCATCAATTGCGCTTCTGGAGTATCCTTCATCAATTCCATGAACTGCAAAAAAGCAGAACGACTTGCAAGGACAGCAGAATCAGGACCGACTTTACCGTATTGCATACCCAATAGAATACAGCCTTCTGTATCCCTATGAGTATTGCCAGCGTGGATTAGAATATGTTCTCGATTAGGAACGTCTAAAACCTTGTATACAGCTCCAAAGCGAGGCGATTTATGCCGCACGATTTTATAACGACCGACCGGAATACAGGACACTTTGGTTTCATTATCCCGCCAAGCGTCCTCTACAGTCACAAACTCAGGTGCTTCATTGATACAAAGCACACCGAACGTAGCGCCGGCATGTTCTGTAACTCGAATCAACCTGAGCGTTTTCACTTTGGTGGCTCAGGAAATACGATCAGTTTAGGGTCTTCGTTCTGCGCCATCATGTCACGTAACGATTGGCGATAGACTGCCCAATCCCATTTGTTTGCGAGGTCTACGTCGGGTAGTTGAGTCCAGTCGGAAGCAAACAATTCTTTATTCCGGTACGCACGGATTAAAATTGCAATAAAATCATCGGTGGCTTCATCTTCTTTAACGTGAAAAGGAAGCAAATTTTGCCATTTCATAATTATACACTCTCGTAAGAAGTTACAATTTCTATTGCTTGAGACGAAAAACTACCCCAAGTTGCTACACCATGTGCTGGAAAACAGCTAAGGGATGTGGCAGCAGCGTTTATAGCTATTGAACTTGCACCGGCACTGGAATAGAAAGTTGCAATTGGTGTAATGTAACTGTTGAGAGTAACAGCGCAATTCACGGGCAAACTCACGGCAATCGAAGCACCTACAGTTGTCGTATTAAATGTTCTATAAATATTTATTTCCATGGACTTACCTCGCTTGCGATAGGAAGCTCGAAACAACGTCCCGGCACTGATGCTTCCGCTTACCGGAGTAAAAGTAGGCGTATAGGTCAACCAACCACCAGGATCGTTGGTAATCCTAAAATTAGTCCCATCGTAAATAAGTTCCATTAACGCAGCAGCTACCCATGTTCCAAGTGTAGGATTTGTAGAATCCTCGTTATTTACAATGTTCTTTGCGCCAATACCATTAATGTTAATTGTTGCAGCGGTAGCGACAGAACCAGTAGATCCTAGTCCTGCACCAATTATCATCCTAAACTTCTGACCAGCTTTGTACGCTGTAATTGCAGGAGTAGCTGAAGCAGTCATTGCTGTAGCAGTACCAGCTGTAGTACCTAGCCAAATGTAATCTCCATCTTGAACTTGCCCAACCGCAGCATAGTTAGTTCTGCCAGTCGCATTAGCTACGTTGGTATGCTTGAACCCACCCATCGGCAAGTCAGCAGTTGCAGCGTTTTGCCCGTCTTTAGTAAGACAGGTATTGATACCGGTTGCAAAGTCGTTATCTTGCGTATCGTGCCGTCCTGCCTCGATGCCGATACCAACAGAAGCATCTCCGACCCAACCGCCGCTTACGTTATTGCCTTTTGTATAGGTTCCACCCGACCATGCCATATTACGCCTCTAGTTGATTTAGCTTTTTAATTACTCGTTTTACGTACTCTTCCGTTTCAGTAGGTACAGAATTGTATTTCAATATGTTTTGCCAGGTAGGTTTTTGTCCTTTCTTCTCGACCTTAGCGACTGCCTTTGCCATGTTGCCTGGTCCCCAATTGTAAGCTGCAAGAGCTACTTTCATATCAGGGAACTGCTTCTTCATTTGATTGTAATAGCGAGTACCACCATCAATATTCTTTACTGGATCTAGTGGATCTACACCTAGCTCTTCAGCGGTCCCTGGCATCAGTTGCATCAAACCAAGTGCCCCAACTTCGCTTTTAGCTTTTGGATTACCTTTAGACTCAGTATCAATAATTGCTCTGATTATGGGTGGCTGTTCAGCAATCAATGCGCTGATGTTTTGCTTTGTAGGGGTTTTGACAACGGTATTAGACGCTGGCGCACTGCCTTTGAGTGTTTCAATTTCAGCTTCAAGCGATTCAATTTGTCGATCTACATCACTAACTTCCGTAGTAGCTTCTGTAGCTTCTGGAAACATTGCCTGAATTTCTGGCCTTTGAGCAGCGCCAGCTTGGATCCCCAGACGACCAAGCGCAGAGGCAATAGCTTCTGGTTGTTGCAAAGCTCTACCAATCACATCACGACTGGCTTTACTTCCTAACGCCGCTCCAAGAGCACTAACAGCTGCTGCACCTACTGGGCCAAGCAAAGGAATTGCACCGGCACCGAATGCACCACCCGTTGTATATCCAAACTTACCTAAACGATTAAATAATTTTGAAGCTACATCACTTTCAGCAGCAATGCCTTTTTGTAAAATTGGTCGTGTAAGAAGAATACTTTGCACTTCTTTGTTAATTGTTTTTGCTTCTGGCACGTATTTTTCAATTTCACCTTGCAACGCATGATAGACATCACGGTTAAACATGGCTTCTGTTGATTCGCCTTTTGGATCGTATTTCTTACCGTATGCTTTCTTTTGCTCTTGCAAATAGCTTAATGCTCCTTTGCCACGCTGTTGAAGAAGCGATTTAATTTCTGCAATCTTTTTGAGGTAAGTATCTTGTTCGTCTACGGTGTACCCAATACCCTTTTGTATTTTTCTAACTATATCAACAAACTG